TTTCCGCCAGCGCCCCGTTTGTCGTCATGGCCGACGCGCCCAGCGACTTCATGCGCGCGTGATAGCGCGACGCCGCATAGCCGCCGTGATCAGGGCAGAGCCATTCGCTGATCGACGTCAGTCCGCAGTCATACGTCACGCGCAGGCTGTCGGGCTTTCCCGGCTTCGCCCAGCGCCGCACCGTCACCGCGTCAACTTCAAGCCATTCGGCTTTTACCTGCGACGATAGCACCGCGCCGCTATAGGCGCGCGTCTCATGCTCTGGCTTGGACGCTGGCCACTCATATCCGCAATAAACGCAAACCCTGACGCCCGCATAATTCAGCCCATCGCATTGGGGGCATTCCTTCGCTGGTGCCACGCCATCGTCGCCCTCCCTTTTATCCTTCGGCGCTTTGATCTGATCAATAAACCCGTGCCGCACAACATTTGAGCCATAATCCAGCAGCAGGCAGTTTTCCTTTCCTGGCGCGATCCGCGTGCCGCGCCCGACAATCTGAACATAAAGCCCCGGCGATGCCGTAGCGCGCACCATCGCAACCAAGTCAACACCCGGCGCGTCAAAGCCCGTCGTCAGCACATTGACGTTGACCAGCGCCCGCAGCCGTTGCGCCTTGAAGTCAGCAATGATCTGCGCCCGCTTGTCCTGCGGCGTGTCGCCGGTGATTATTCCAACGGCGTGGCCGTGATATGCCACCTCGGCTTTCAACTGCATGGCGTGATCAACGCCGCTGGAAAAAATCAGCCAGCTTTTGCGATCAGCGCCGACGTCGCAAATCTCCGCCACCGTTTCTTCGACCAGCCCGTCAGCCGTTGCCGCCTTTGCCAGATCCGCCTCAATAAATTCACCGCCGCGCTTTTTTACCTCGCTCAAGTCAATCTTGCGCTTGCCGCCCTTGGCAATAACCGGCGACAGAAAGCCTCTATCGATCAGCATTTGAATTTCAATGTCGTGGGCGATCCCGTCAAACAAGGCGCCCTCGCCCGTATCCAGCCGCCCCGATCCTAAACGATACGGCGTGGCCGTCAGCCCGACAATCTTGACCTCAGAATTGCAGATGCGAATGTCGTCGAAAAAACTGCCATATCGCGTCTCTGATTTCGGCGGTACCAGATGCGCCTCATCGACTAGGATCAGGTCCGGCGCTGGCACGATGTCATAAGCCCGCTTCCAGATCGACTGAATGCCGCCAAACGTGATGCGCTTGTCTAACCGCTTCTGCTTCAGGCTGGCGCTATAGAACCCAATCTCGTTCATCAGTTCGGGGCAGAGTTTCAGCAGCCCCTCGCGGCCCTGCTTCAGCAGTTCAGCCACATGAGAAAGCACCAGCACCCGCGCGCCACCGTCAACAGCGTCTTTGATAAGCTGGGCAATGATCGCGGTTTTACCCGCGCCAGTTGGAGCGACAATCAAGGGGTTTTCGCCTTTGCCGTCAGCCCAGTAACGATAAGTCGCTTCAACGCTGTCGCGCTGATAATCGCGTAGCGTGAAGGTCATTTCATCCGCCCCTCAAATAAGTCAGCGCTATTGCCCTGATTGCGAATTACCTCGCCCGTGTCGGCATCCAGATATTCCACCCAGCCATTGCCAGCTTCCTGAACCGACAAATCCGGCGGCATGATCGGCGGGATAAACAAGTGATCTTGGCAAGCCTCACCAGCGTTGCCATGCAGCGCGCAGGTCCATTTCTGATCGCCGCCCATCGACGGCGTGCTATGCGCGCACGTCCGGCAGTTCACTTCTGGAATTTTACAGCCATGACAAATCGGGAAATACGTGCAGAACTTGCACTCGAAATATGCGGGATTGTCTGACAGCCGCAGCGGCGGCGTTGTCGCCTTGATTACCTCGCCAGCCTTATCAATCAGCCCTTGCGCCTCTGCCCGATCCAGATGAATGCGCTCGCCATAAATCTTGTCCGTCTCTTTTTCCACGGCCATAAAAAGGCACCGATCAAGCCCGGACAGCAACATGCCCACCTGACACTGCGCCCAATAGACCGGCTTCGTTTCCTGAACGCCTTTATTCACAACCGCGCGAAACGACTTCCCGTTCATGGTCTTGGCTTCAAACGTATGCGGCGTTTCCGGCGCGTCTGGGACGTTTTCCAACACGCCATCAAGCGACAGGGCAAAGTGACCGCCGTGCGCCGTGAAACTGACTTGCCTGCCGGTCTCTGGATCGCGATCCCAGACCTTCACGCCAATGGCGCGCAGGTTTTTAATCAGCCGATCTTCTTCGCGATGCCCCGTCTCGAACAGGCGCAGGATGCGCCCCGAAAACGTGGGCGACCAGGCGTGGCGGAATTGATACCAAAGCGCCCGCTTGCAGGTGTTGCCAATCTGCGAACCGCCAAGGTGAGGCCGGTGGCTTTCGCCCTTGCGCTGCTTTTCGTAGTCCTCATAAACTTGAGTAATGGTTTTCAGGTCGGTGTGCCGTGACAGGTCCATTGTCGCCTCTCTCTTTTCTATAGGGCGCCCCAATCAAGGGGCGACCAGTAGAACAGAGTGGCAATCAGCCCGCCTTCTTCCACGGTGGCGACGCAGGGGCCGCAGCAGCAGGGGCCGCAGCAGCAGGCGCAGCCGCAGCAGGCGCAGCCGGCGCAGCCGAAGCCGCTTCATACGCCGCTACGCTGTTGCTGGCGTCGTAACCATTGCTCGCCGGTTCAATCTTCACCTTCACGGACATCGGCTTGTCGTGAAGTTCGGAACTTTCGCGCGGCATCATCACGCCCACAGCACGGCAAATGCTCGACAGCGTTTTCTGCGCGATGTCCACCGCAACAGCGTTTGGGTTGTTCAGGTTCAGCCGCTCAAACACCGTGCGACCCTGGTGCGGGCCGTCAACAACCTGCAAATTCAATTGCAAGTATGATCCCGTCTGCGCCTTTGTCGGCTTTTCTTCTGATGATGCGATAATGCACGTATACCAGCCAGCCGGGAGCGGCTCATAACTTGTATTTGGCTCGACAGCGTTGGCGTCAAATCCATTCAAATCCATGTCTAGTTTCCTTTGTGGAGTGCTGGGATGTAGCCAGCCAGAGGGTTGGTCGTTGGGTCAAACGTCATCGGTTCGGTTATTCCAAAGCGGTTTTTACTGACGTTTGCAGCCTGCGGGTGGCAAATCAACTCACGTTCGCCAGTCGATAGCGCCCGCTTGATCTTGTCTTCACTGCCGCCGCGCAGCATCGTCTTCATTCGAAGAAAGCCCACAAGGTCAACATTGTCCACATAAGCGGGCAATGACTTTTTGTGCAGCCTCACAGTGTAGCGCGAATATGGGTCGCTGTCGGGCAAATCCATCGTTTCAGTGTCGGCATGGCCCAGAAACACGACGTTCATTTTTCTATCGGTCGCCAGCGCGCCCATCCATTCTCGAATGCGATGGTGAACATCAGCAACTTGACCATAACCGGCGCCGTAACCGCCGCCAGCCTGCGCAATGCTTTTTGCCTTTGGATCAGCCGCCACGATTTCAGCCTCAACCATCGCTGATAGTTGCGTTACGCTGTCGAGAACGACCGATTCAAAGTCATGCTCGGCTGTCGCCAGCGCTTCGATCTGCGCGAAAACTTCCGCGCTAGTCGCTGCAACTGGAAACAGGGAGACGTCTTCGCGTCCCGCAAGTGATGTCGTCCCGTCTTCAGTTCGGATGATGACGGGCTTGCAAAATGTCGCGGCCAGCGTGGTCTTGCCTACGCCTGCCTCCCCGAAAATTGTGCAGATCACCGGTCGCGATGCGTCCGGTTTCTGCAATTGTGTCAGATCATATGCCATCAAAAAAGTTCCTCCACCTTGACGCCAACAGCGCCGGGTTTTTCAGTGATCGCCGTCGCACACTTGCGCCATGTGTCTGGCTCGTTGTTCATCAAATACCGGCACCCGGCATCATCCGCTGTTAGCGTCGTTTTCAATTTGACGGGACGCAATTCGGACGGGATTTCCTCGCAAATCTTTTCCCATGCGTCGCCATCGACCTTGCGCGTGATCGGCTGCGTCACCGTCACCTTGTAGCGTTCATCAATGGTGTGGGTCTTGGCGCCCTCGGCCCTGACTTCAACAGCCTCGGCCAGCGCAACTGCTGCCTTCTTGAGGCGAGCCGCCGCCTCGTTCGCGGCGCGTTTGGCGTCAAGCCATTCCGCGCAAAGTGGTTGTACGTTCGATTTGTTCATTCCGCTTCCTTTCTCTTTCCGTTCCGCTTAGATAAAAAATCTTTACAGCAATCGCAAGATTTATTTTGCCGTCTTGCATTGTCATATTTTCTGGACTTATGCTTGAGGTCTGCGCCGCCGAAGCGCAGACCTCAATTTATCAGGTAAGGAAAAGGAACCCTGACAGTGAAAAAATATAGCACAATTAATGGCGTTGCAATATGACGTTGCCGTTCCACAGTTTCGTCACCGGCTACGGCCAGCACGACACAAAGGCAGATACAGGCCAGCAATACGAAAAAATATCATGGGCGCAGATCGTGGCCATGACACAGCACCCGCCCCGCTCCGAAAAAAGCCAAGCGCAGTGGATTATCCCAAGCACATACGCTGACAACGACGCCCGCAGCCACGACGCCCAGCGCGAGCGTGGCAGGTTCATGGCGCTTGCCATCGACATCGACACTGGATCGCCCGATCTGGAAACAGTCAAAACCGCAATGCGAAACGTTGCTGACGCCTTCCTGATCTATTCAACATCAAGCGCAAAACCCGGCGCAATGAAGTGGCGCGGAATTATCCCGCTGAGAAATGCCTTGGCCGGCGCCGACTATACCGCCACCCAAACCGCTCTGTTTGATATCCTCGCCGATCACAACATCACATGCGACCGAGCACTAAACAGACCGGGCCAGCTTGTTTACTTGCCAAACCGGGGCGAGCATTACGA